TCGTTCATGCTCTAGCTCTTGATAGTACTGCAAAGATCTCAATCCTATTTCAGTATTTAAATAGGCTGGATAGGTTACTGCGCTGACATCATGCAAATCGACATCGAGCAGGGTTCTGATGTTCTTATCCCCTTCTTTATCCCAGCTATCTTTTTTGGTGATGAATGCGAATGACATCTGGGTAACATCTCCCCTGGACATAGAGACCATCAGATCCCTAGCATAGCTGGTGTCCGGTGGGGTGATCTCAACTAGTAACCCCTCAGAATCCACTGAAAGATTAAGAGTGCCACTGGTGGATCTTCCAAGGATTAGATTTTGATCATGGTTAATCAAAGCCCTGACATCTGCACCCTGTGCCAGTGATCGGGTGAAAGCTTTAGGATCTATCTGTTCTAGGAATCCACCTAGATCCTGAGACCTATTAGGACTGAACTTGGCAGCATAGCCTATTAGCTTTTTCCCATCAGCTTCAACTCTAAACTCTGCGGTGTATCTTGTTTCTAGTTTAACCATGTGACTTTCTCCCAGTTAGCAGGTGTTTCAATCCAGTTAGTCAATTTCTCATCAGCCAAAAGTTTCAAGTTTCTTGGTGTGGCACTGCCAGCAAGATCCAACCATTCAGCCTTCAATGCTTCACAATGATCTGCAGCAGCTCGGACACCACCACCCGATTCAGGCTGGATGAATTCCATGACAGGTTCAAGGATGATTTGCACCCTCTCCTGATGGGCTTCCAGAAACTTCTCAAGTGCTGGGATGAATTCCCCAGGCTTATTAGAAATCCTTGCAAGGTGGTTTGCTTCAATCTTGCGGATTTGTTTTCTGGCAGCTTCCAGAAGTTTAGCAAAGCCAAAGGTATTTTGTTGGGGGGCAGGTGCTGGGATTGGATCGGGTGCGGGTGGGGTAATCTTCAGACCTGAGAAGATTGCATCTAAAACAACTTGCTCCAGAAATGGGAATGATGCTAGGGCAATAGCCTTGGCCGATTCCATTGGTATTAAACCTTCACCAACCTTAGCCACTAGATCGACTAACGATGTGATCTGTGCGCCATTTAAAGCTGTTGCTGCCACATCTGCGGTGGGTGGTGCTATTGGTGCTGCTGCTGTTGGGTCTTGTGGGCTTGTTGGCAGTTGCCCAGTTAGGGCTGCTGCATCCACTGCCACCTGAGATTGACCAGGGCCAAAGGCAGGGTCCATGTTTTTTGGGATCATGTACCCATCAAGTCCTGATATGCTTGGAAGGTTTTCCAATGCTCGGACATCATTACGGCTAAGCCATCCCCAGTTCAACGCCTGAGCATAGAAAGATGATCTACCTGCGGTGTCACCCCTAAGTAATGCGTCCTGATTATGCTCTGCATAAAGCTGGTCCAGCGAGCTTATCAACTTGAAGTTAATTTCCTGCTCCCATCGGATTAACCATGGTCTCAAAGTTTCCTGAAGGAATGCTAGGTTGTCCTGTTCTAAACTGCTGTAAGTTCCTGCACCTGCTCCTATTTTGCTGGCTGGAATCTTGAACCACCTAGCCACTTCTTGAAGTTGAAACTGCCTAGAGGCTATCCACTGTGCATCATCGGGTGGGGTGCCGATTGTTTGATAGGTTACACCATTTTGAAGAATAGCTACTCGATGGGCATTCTTAACAGTCGCATGCATATCTTCCCATGATTTACGCATGTTTTGAATTGCTTCACTATTTAGTTTGCCAGGCACGCTGATGACCCCAGCAGGTTTGCCACCCTGACCAAAAAAAGTAGATCCAAATTCCTCAACAGCCATTCCTAAGCCTATGCTGTTTTTAGCCTGGGCAATTACTGAGTAGCCTTTGACCCCATCAAAGCTCAAGCCCTTGATGTGCAAAATCTCAGTGGGTAAAAAGATCACTGATCCGTATTTGTAAAACAGTTCCCCATTTTCATCCCGCACTGGTTCAACCTGTGATGGATCGAGTGGCCAGAGTTGTTGTACCCTACCAGAGTTTTTATCCCTTACAATTTCTGCATAGCCATTACCCCATACCAAAGCATGACCCATGAGGGTTTCACGAAAAGTTAATGCACTCATTTCTGGGTTTGGCTGATCGTGCAGGATTCTATAAATCGGGTGATCATTAGCCTTTGATCTTGAACCATCATGACCCCTGCGGAATACTTGCAAGGGCAGACTGGCAACACCTTCAGAGATTGCCCTGACTGCTGCCCACACTGCGCTGTAGGTCATTGAAGATGCCTGATTAACATTCTGGCCAGTGGTGCTTATACCAGTGTAGGTCCATGATCCAGAGTCGGTAACCAAACTATAGCCAGCTAATTTGTTGATGGTGTTTGCAAAGAGGGATCTGATGGATTTTAATGGCATGATTTACAGGAATTCTATCCCTGCTCCTGTGTTGTTTTCGGTGCTTTCGTTCTGCGCTGTCACCATCCATCGACCTACGGCCATGACCCCAGCTATAATCCCATCGATTTTATCACGGCTTTTCTTTTTCGACAATTTATAGTTATTGTTGTCATCAAGGCTGCAAGCAATGTTCCCAAGATTCCACCTTAAAACAGGGTTTCCAGCATGGGCAACCTGCTTAGTCAGGATGAATTCTTCTAGTTTTTTGGTGGGTGGTGATAGGTTCACTGGGGTTTGGCCAAACTTCACCATCTCGAAATGATCTGATAATTCATGAACGATCTGATCAGCATGCCATGGATCAAAAGCGATTTCCAAAATCTTATACTTTTCACCCAGTTCCATGATGTCTCTTTTGATCTGTCGATAGTCGATCCGGTTTCCTTCGGTCTCGTTGATGAAACCCTGCTTGACCCATGGTCCAATCCTTTGACGATTCAATTTCTCCCGCAGTTTGTTTGCTTCACTCGGTGCCCAAAAGATCGGCAGCATGAAGTGTGGTTCATCCTCATAGGTACTCGGAAAAAATAAAGTGAGCGCAGTTAAATCCATAGTGGCTGAGAGATCCAGTCCAGCATAACATTCCCTTCCAATCAGATCGGGCATAGGCACCTGACACTCATCCCACTTCAACGGACTGATCCACCTGACATCAGTTTCCACCCACTGGTTCAGATGATCTCTGCGAAAGCTCGCTTCCTTGGCTGGGTTATCTTTACATTCCTGCACCTGTTGAAAAAAATATTCGGGCTTCACGGTGATCCCATAGCCTGGGTTGGCCTTGCGCCATGTTTCCTCTTGGGTCCAGTCATCATCGAGATCCGCAGCATAGATCTTCGCATAGAAAGCTTTGTTTTTAATCGTTCCATCCATCCACCTCTGAGCGTAGGTGTGCATCTCATGACAGAAACTAGTGCGATCACTGCCAGCAGTCGTGATCATTACCACCAAAGGTTGCCTTCTGGATAGCGTTGAGGTCAGCAAAGTATCATAAAGATCGCGCGATTTCTGCGTATGGAGTTCATCGATAATGATTCCATGGGCATTTGCCCCATGCGCTGTGTAAGCATCGGCACTGATGGACTTGTAAATGCTTTTAGTCTGAGGATAAATGATCGTCTGCTTATAGGGTTCCAGCTTATTCTTTAATGCTGGGCATCCTTCCACCATGTTTTTAGCACTGTCAAAACAGATGTGGGCTTGTTCTCGGCTAGCTGCTGCGGAATATATTTCTGCACCAGGCTCCCCTTCGATCAGTAACCACAATGCAATGGCACTTGCCAAAGTTGTTTTGCCAGATTTTCTGGGCACCTCGAGGTAAACCTGCCTGATAACTCGGTTACCATGCTTGTCCACATTCCCGAATACTTCTCTTAAGATTTCTTTCTGCCATCCCTGCAGCTTAAATCCCTTCCCTGCCCACTCCCCTTTATGATGCCGTAATGCTCTTTCAATAAAGGGAATTATCATGGGATCGGGTTTACTCATCAGCCTCCTTGTCATCTACTCCACAGATTTCACTCAGCCAGTTTTTTTCCTGCACCTGTGGATCTGCCACTAACTTAACTCTGGCCAGTGGTGATAAGCCCAGGCATTTTCCCATGGCTAGCATGCGTGATGAAAGTGCGGTGAACTGATCCACTGCTGGATGACTTTTCACACTGCCACCTGCAGTCTCGATGAAACCTTCTGTCTCATTTATTTTGTGCTGGCATCTCACCACCTGAGAATACAAGGCGCAGTAGTTAGCAATCAGATCTGAATCCACTGG